TAGGTCTAATTCCTCCCGGAGGGTGTCGTCGACGAACCCGCTAATGTTGTCCTTCTTGTCGAGTTCTTCGACCACGTCCGCCGAGAGCGTCAGGTGCAACCGCTGTTTTCGCGCCATATTCGTGTGTACACACCCACAAATGCATAAAACCGCGGGTGCCGAACGCCTATCCACATGAGCACCGGCACACGCAGCGCGGGGGCCGCCCACGCGTCGACGGTGGACCGCGACGCTGCGACCAAACACACGACTGTCGACTTTGTCCGCAAGGACGCGGACGAGCAGGTCGTTACCGGTGTCGTCATGGTTCCGTGGCAGGTCGACCGTCAAGGCGACTACGAGACGCCCGAGACGATCGAATCGTTCGCGGCGGACTTCGCGGACCTGTATGCCAACGAGTCCGCCGACGGCGGTATCATGCACGCGGCATGGCCGTCGGACTGGATGGGTCTCGAAGCGAACGTGATCGCCGGCCGGGACGAACTCCCCGACGCCGTCGCCGACGCGGACCTCGACGACGGGACGTGGGTTCAGCAATGGCGTATCACCGACGATGGGCTGTGGTCGCTCATCGACGACGGGATCTTTCAGGGCTTTTCGATCGGCGCGCGCGACGTAGAGTGGCGCGGACCGATGGACCAGTCCGACCTCCCGGAGGGCGTCGGCGTCCCCGAGGAGTTCACCGAGGACGACCCCGTATGGGAACTCGTCGACGGGATCACCCGCGAGGTGTCTACCGTCGACACGCCGGCCGTCCCGGACGCGCTCGTGCTCGACAAAGACAACGCGCAAAAGGCGCTCCAACAGTACCTCGGCGACCGTGACGGGTTTATCGCGGAAATGCAACAGCGGGGCCATGACGAGGCCGACGCCGAGCGCGTGTGGGACGTGATGTCCCGCGCCGTGGAGGTCGACGGCTCCGACAGCCCGGGCAAAGAGTCGCTGTATGAACGCATCGGGAAGGCCGCCGCGGGCGTGCTCCCCGGCGTTTCCGCACCCGACACACCCGATGACGCCGCCGGGGCCGAGACCCAGACCCGGCCGGACACCGCCAAGGAGGGGCGGACGCTTTCGCAGTCGAACCGCGAGAGCGCGATGGCCGCGATCGACGCGAACCTCGACCTGTTAGAGGATGCGGGCGTCGACCACGGCATGACGCGCTTTACCGACCGCGAGAGTTACGCGTTCGACCTCTCCGAGCACACCGCCCGTTCGTGGGGCGGCGACGACGGCACCGATGACGACACCGACGACGACAGCGAATCCGAATCCATGACCGACACCACCGACGACGGCGGCGACGGTTCCAGCAAGTCCGGCGACGGCGACGGGGGCGACCCCTTCGACGACGCGCCGGCATGGGCCAAGTCGCTCAAAGACGACATCGAGGCGAACAGCAAGCAGATTGAACAGGTCGCCAGCGGCGACGGCGACACCGAGGAGGAAAAGGACGCGTTCGACGACGCCCCCGAGTGGGCGACGGCGCTCGCGAAGCAGGTCGAAGCGAACGCCGAAGCGGTCGAATCCATCGGCAAGCAGGCCGGCTTTAGCCAGCAGGTCCAGAGTAACGGCGACGGCGGCGACGCCGACAAGACCGACGACAGTCTCGCGGGCGTGCTCCGCTCCGCGGGGGTCCAGTAATGAGTACCAATCTCAACGCGGCACGACAGGCGAATCAGGACGCGCTCCACGGCGCGGATAAGAACATCGGCCTCACGGATCTGGACGGCTTCCAGCTCCCGGTCGAAGTCACCGAGGATTACCTCGTCCGCATGCAGAACGAGGTTAACATCCTCGACATGGCGACCACCATGACGGTCCCCCGGCTGGAGTGGCAGGTGCCGAAGTTCGGCGTCCCGCGCCTCTCCGGCTCGCCGCGGAGCGAGGAGGGATCGCGGACGAACTCCTCGGACGCCGAGACCGGCGAGTTCTACTTCAACCTCACGGACAAGCAGTATTACATCCTGTTCGAGCCGGAACGGGACGCGCTCAAGAACACGCACCCCGGCGTCGACGACTTCGCGGAACTCATCCAAAACGAGTTCGTCCAGCGGTGGGCGAACGACGTGGGGATCATCGGCCTCCGCGCGAACGTCGACGACACGAGCGAAAACCTCGAATCGATCACGGGGTCGGCCACGCTTGACTCGACGTGGAACGGGTGGATCGCCCGTGCCGAAGGCGAGACGACCACGCTCGAAGACACCACGACGACCGACGACCGGCTCGGTCTCGAAGGCGCGTCGACGCCGAACGAGATGGCCGCGGTCAACATGGCGGGGGCCTCGGTGGACACGCAGATGTTCAACGAGACCATTCAGACGCTCGACGAGCGCTTCCGTGACCCCGATAACGTCGCGTTCCTGCTCAACAACGACGTGATGCAGCAGTACGCGATGGACCTCACGCAGCGTGAGGACCCGCTCGGGGCGAACGTCATCTTCGGTGACAGCGACCTCACGCCGTTCAGCTACGACATCATCGGCGTCAACGAGTGGCCGACCTCGTACGGCATGCTCACGGACCCGTCGAACCTCGCCTTTGGCCTGTTCGAGGAGATGACCTACGACCAGACGACCAACTCCGATACGGTCAACGAGCAGCGCCTTCACTCGCGGAACTGGCTCGAAGGGCAGTTCGACTTCCAGATCCGCGACATGAGCGCGGGCGTGCTCATCGAGAACATCGCCGACCCGACCGCCTAACGCTATGGCGGGTGACTACCCCACTACGAACGCGAAGCTCCGGGATACGTATCTCGGACGCGTCGACGGCGACCCGCCGGCGGACGAACTCGACGGCGGCGAGGTGTGGTTCGACACCGCCACGTCGACCTACCGCGGGTACGACGGCACGTCGTTCGGCGACATCGGCTTTACGGCCGACGCCTGACGCGGTCCAACCCCCTATTTTTTGGCGCTCGCACCCGAAGCGGCGCGTATGCCTACGATCCGGAAGGTGACACGCGGCACAGAGACGATCCACAACTACGGCAGCGTCGCGGGTGGCGAGACGATCGACGTGGACGGCGACGCCGCCGAGTACCTGACAAGCACCCCCGACTACGAGCGGGTAGCCACAGACGGCGAGAGCGACGCAGAGAGCGACGCCGTCGAAGACACGGCCGCGGACACCACCGACACCGACGCGGACTCAGACGCCGCCGACGCGGACCTCTCGGAGTTGACCTACACAGAACTCCGCGACCTCGCGAGCGAACACGACATCAGCGGCCGGTCGGACATGGACAAAGCCGAACTCGTCGACGCGCTCGCGGAGGCGACTGAATAATGGCCCGCTACGACGGCGACCCGAAGCTCGCAAAAGAGACGATCGACATCGAGACGGCCGGCGCGACCGTCCCGGTCAAGATGTTCGGCGCGGACCTCCTGTCGCTGTCAGTCCGAGGCGACGGTACCGCCGAGTACGTGCTCGACGCGCGGCTCGACGGCAGCGACGACTGGACGCAAGACATCGACCAGACCTACTCCGGCGCGAGCGACTACGACGACATCGTCCGCACGGGTATGCCGGAGGTGCGTATCCGGTGTACGACGGGGACGGGGACCGTCGACGACCAAGCCACGATCAAACTCGCCGCGGGCGGTGGGTAGATGCTCCAGTCGCTTCGCGACATCGACGTAACGAGCATCAACGGCATCGAGCACATTACGAACCGGGCGGACCTCCCGCCCGCCGAAGCGACCGGCCGGCACGAACTCGAAGACAACACCGCGTACTACTTCGACGACATCGTAACGAGTTCCGCACCGCTCGCGCTCGGCGATACCACGCCCCTGCTCGGCAACCATCCCGGCGTCTCGGGGTTCATCTACACGGGCGGCGCGGGCGGCGCGATCCGCGGAACGGATGTGCCGCTGTTCATGCGCGACGTGCTCGTCTCCGCGCCGGGCGCGGCCGCCTTCGACGTGAGCGCGACGGCCACCGACGAAATGCTCGTCCAGTCGTGTACGTTCGCCGACGTTGGCGCGGGCACGTTCGCGTCGCTCGGGACGATCGACGGCTTTCGCGTGCCGACGTTCCTCGTGTGCAACTTCGAGGATTACGCGATCGGCCTGACGTTCACGGGCGACTGCGACAAGATATTCATCGGCGACTCGCCGTTTCGCGACCCGGTCGGCGGCGGGACCGCGGCAGTCACGCTTGCCGCCGGCCTGACGGTCGACATCGTCGACATCGCCGGCTCGTACGGCAAGGGCTTCGGCGCGACAGACGAGTTCGTGCGCACCGAGGCGGGCGGCGAACCGACCGAGGTGCTGCAACTCCGCGGGACCACGTTCGACGACTCGGTGACGAAAGCGAACATCCTCACGGGTGCGCTCGACGAGACGAGCGTGGGCGTGAGCGTTGATAGTTCGTGGCCGCTCGCGGACTCCAAACCCGGCGTCTCATACGCGAACACTGCCACGTCCGCCGTCACGATCACCGCGCAGGACCCCGGCGACGGTTCCGAAGCGGTCAAGATCGACACCCCGACGGAAGCCTTCCCGCCCGTCACCGACCGCTTTACGCACACCTCGCCGAACCGCGCGACGTACATCGACCGGCGTGACTTCAAGGCGAACGCGAGTGCGACGGTGTCGGTGTCGGGGTCGAACACCACGGTCGCGCTGTATCTCGCGCGCAACGGGACGCTACTCGACCGGTCGAAGGTGGCACTCACGACGGCGTCGGCAGGCCAACCGCGGACGGTGTCGATCGTCGCGCGGGCGGAACTGCAACCGGATGACTATCTCGAACTCTACCTCGCCAACGAGGGCGGCACGGGCGACATCACCGTCTCGACGCTTGACCTGACGGTCTGACTCCCCCGTACGCTTTTGCCGAGCGCGCGCGAACCCTGACGCATGAGTACGGCACGCTCCGGCTACTGCACCGTCGACGACGTGCGCCGCGTCATGCAACAGACGACTCGCGAGTTCGACAGCGGCGCGCTCGGCGAGGACAACCAGCAACTCGTAGTTGATGCGATCGCCGGCCTGACAGAGTGGATCGACTCGAAAACGCATAAGCATTGGTACGTCGACGGCGGGCTCGACGAGGACACACAGGGCCTTATCCCGACGGCCGCGAAGTCGCGCGACGACGAGGAGGACCTGACGACGAACGCGGCCACCGTCGACGGCGCGGACGTACCACCGACGCACCTCTCGCCGAACTCCGACGCGCTCTTAGAGACACCGCCTCGGGGCCATCACGAGTATTACGACGAACACGAGTTCGCCGAGCCGAAACAGAACCTCCGCGTCTCCTTCGGGGAGTACCACCCGCGAGAGGAGCGACCGGCGTACACGCCCGTCGAGTTCGCGCGCAAGGACGTGACTGCCGTGAACGAACTCCTCGTCGTCAACGCCGACGGCGGGTTCGACGACTGGACCGCGGGCGACTACACCGGCGGCGTCGGGATCACCAACCGCGGGAGCGACTGGTGGGTGCGGGTGAACAACCGCGGTATCTCGCAGTTGTATCTGGATATCAACGCGCTTGACGACGACATCGCGTCGCTGTCGAAGGCGGTGTACGTCGACTTCGCGTATGGCGATTCGGAGTTGACCATGACCGTCCGCCGGGGCGTCGCGCACCTCGCCGCGGCCATCCTCATCGTCGACGACGAGTTCCAAGCCGGTCTACCGGACAACGGCCAGCTCATCAACGTCGAGACGAAAGCCGAGCGGTGGGAACGCAAGGGGAAGGAACTCCTCGCCGAGCACTGGGTGCGTGACCCTGACGAGGTGGTTGGATGATACTTGGAGCCGGAACGCTCGCGGTCGCCGGCCTGACGTTCGCGGCCGGTCTGACGGTCGGCTATGCGTGGGGCCATGATGATGGGTGGGTGGAACGGGCGAAGACAGTCGAAACGCCGGACACGGACCCCCGCAAATGACCACGATCGACGGCTTTGAGGACGCGCTCCGCGAGGAGCTACTGGACGCCGCCGAGGACGCCGTCGCCGAGCACCGCGACGATCTCGCCCAAGAGTCGGGCGACCGCTTCGACGCGTACGCGAACCGCCACGGGTACGACATCGGCTTTATCGCCGACGGGATCGAAACGAGCCGCGTCGAACGGCGGGGCAACCGCGTGAGTGCGACCGTCTCGTGGCCGGAGTACACGAG